TTACGTAACTCACCAGATTACACATTAATATATGGTGTTGATGTTAAAGAAGGTTCTTCAGAATGTATTATTGAATATGATGACAACAGAAGAAAAAATAGAACTTGGCATTTACCTATAAAAGATAATCATTTTATAATGTTTCCAGCTACTAATAAATATTCTTTTTCACCTAATACTTCTAATGGCTTAAATATAATTTTAACAACTAACTATGAATATATCTAATTACTATTGGTACTTTCAAGCTATCATTCCACCAAGAATATGTGATCTTATTGTGCAATATGGTAAAGCAGAAAAACAAAGAGAGATTATGGCTATTACAGGTGGCTTTGGTAGAGATAGAGATTTAAATAAACAACCTCTTGATAAAGATGAAATAAAAAATTTACAAAAGAAAAGAGATTCAAATATTATATGGATGAACGATAAATGGATATATAAAGAAATACATCCTTATGTTCACCAAGCCAATAAAAATGCAGGTTGGAATTTTAATTGGGATTGGTCAGAGTCTTGTCAGTTTACTATATATAAAAAAGGACAATACTATGATTGGCATTGTGATAGTTGGGATAAACCTTATATGGAAGAAGGACCCACAAAAGGAAAAATTAGAAAATTATCTGTAACCGTAACGTTAACAGATCCAAAAGAATACAAAGGTGGAGAATTAGAGTTTGATTTAAGGAATGAAGATCCTGATAAAAAACCT